GAAAAGAATTTAAACATATTAAATCATTAATAGGATTTGACAAAAAGTGTCATGAGATTTTTAGAACTTGGTATATTGATGGAAGAGTATATTATCATAAAGTAATTGATTTAAAAAATCCACAAGACGGAATTCAAGAAGTAAGATATATTGATCCACTTAAAATAAGATTAATAAGAAAGCAAGAAAAACTTGGTCCTAATTATCAGTCTCCAATTATGACTGATAAGCAAGATGAAGCAAAGGCATTTGAGGCACCTAAGATTGAAGAGTATTATCTCTATGATCCTAATGCTCAATCAAAAAATACTGGAATGATTCCTGCAAGAGGGGATTCTAAAACAGTAAAAATTGCAAAAGATGCAATTACATATGTCACATCAGGACTTGTAGATCGTAATAAGCAAACAGTTTTATCATACTTACATAAAGCAATCAAAGCACTTAACCAGTTAAGAATGGTTGAGGATAGTCTTGTTATCTACAGATTATCTCGTGCTCCAGAAAGAAGAATATTTTATATTGATGTAGGTAATCTTCCAAAGATCAAGGCAGAGCAATATCTTCGTGATGTTATGAACCGTTATAGAAATAAACTGGTTTATAATGCTGATACTGGAGAGATCAGAGATGACCGTAAGTATATGGCAATGCTTGAGGACTTCTGGTTACCAAGAAGAGAAGGTGGTAGAGGAACTGAAATTACTACACTTCCAGGTGGGCAAAACCTTGGAGAACTTACTGATATTGAGTATTTTCAAACTAAACTTTATAAGTCACTCAATGTTCCATCAAGTAGACTCGATAGTCAAGGTGGATTCAATTTAGGTAGATCATCAGAAATCTTAAGAGATGAACTTAAGTTTACCAAGTTTGTTGGTAGACTTCGTAAGAGATTCTCTCAGATTTTTATGGATATGCTTAAGACTCAATTGATTCTTAAGAATATTATTACTCCAGAAGATTGGGAAACATTAGAAGATCATATTCAGTTTGATTTCTTATATGATAATCATTTCTCAGATCTTAAAGAGAACGAACTTCTTAATGAGCAGCTTGGTGTCCTTGCTGCAATGGAACCATATATGGGTAAATACTTCTCTGCTCAATGGGCAAGAACTAAAGTTCTTAAGCAGACTGAAGATGATATTAAGGAAATGGATAATCAAATGAAGAGAGAAATTGAGGATGGTATTATACCTGATCCAAATACTCCTTTAGATCCAGGAACTGGAATGCCTATAGATCAACTTGCGAATCCAGCAGAGAATCCTAACTCAGAAATGAATTTAGGTGCTCCTATAAATGAACCAGATATACAAAAATCTAGTGATAAAGCGACCCAGATAAAAATGCCAAAAGGTGGAGAGATATAAATAATTGTTAGTTAATTTGTGACAAAATGGATGATTTAGTTGATCTAATGATAGATAATGATTCTCCAACAGACATAACTGATAGAATAAAGGAACTCCTTTATGCTAAAAGTGCAGATAGTGTTGAGGGATTAAGACCTGCTGTTGCAGCAGGATTGTTTGGTGATGATAGTGAGTTTGAACAAGATGTTGATCTTGATGCAAGTGTCACTAATGAAGTAGAACAAGAACCTGAAGAGGAGTCAAATGGCTAGACTTTTAGTTAAAGGAACAGAGGCAGCATGTCCTACTGGTACTGGTACTGCATCAACCTTTGGTAATGCAACTGTAGTACGGTTAGTTAATACTGCTTCTGGTGCTGATCATTTAGTTACAGTAGTGGAAGAAGCAAATGGTACTGTTGTTGGAACCTTTACTATTATGAGGTCAACCTCTGAGGTAATTGAGAAGCAACAAGCACATGCGATATTCGCAGCAAATGCTGCAGTATTGGGTGCAAAAGTAGGTTACACGAATTAAAACGATGAAATTAATCACAGAAGAAGTATCTAAGGTTAAATTTATTTCCGAAGGTAAAGGTGCAAATAAAAAACTATACATTGAAGGAGTATTTCTTCAAGGTGGTATAAAAAACCGTAATGGTCGGATGTACCCTGTAGAGACTCTTTCTCGTGAAGTTGGTCGTTATAATGAATCTTTCGTTAAGAAAGGTCGTGCTTTAGGTGAGTTGGGACATCCAGATGGTCCAACTGTAAACCTAGATCGTGTTTCACATAAGATTACTTCTCTCGTTCAAGAAGGAAATAATTTTAGAGGTAAAGCACAATTGCTTTCAACTCCAATGGGTAAGATTGCATCATCTCTTATAGATGAAGGCGTGACACTTGGAGTATCTTCTCGTGGTGTTGGTTCACTAAGAGAGGATAATACTGGAGCAAAAGTGGTGGGCGAAGACTTTCAGTTAGCAACTGCTGCTGATATCGTCGCTGATCCTTCCGCACCTGATGCATTTGTTAATGGTATCATGGAAGGAAAAGAGTGGGTTTGGGAAGGAGGAACACTCCGTGAACAACTTGCGTCACGCACAAAAAGGCGTATTAACACTCTAGTTGGTCAAAAACGTTTGGAAGAGCAGAAATTAAGTCTCTTCAGTGAGTTTTTATCAAATCTTTAAATTATAAATAAATATAGTAAAATTACTAAGGTAATCGGAGAGTTTCAAATGTCCCGTGGAAAACAATTACAAGAAATGGAAGTAGGCACAAAACAATCCAAGACCGTCGTTAATGCTAATGCAAAAGCTGGCGATCCAATGCCTAAAGCTGGAAGCAATGCTTCCAACACCGTTACCCCTGGTAACGGAGGCAATTGGGAGGATCTTGGAGGACCTACCCCAGATAACTACAAAGTCGATGACGACTCTGCTAAGTTAAAGACACCTGGTGCTTCACTACAACAAGTGAAGAACGTAGTAAACAAAGGTGCAAAGTCAGGCGTTAAAGCTGGCGATGTCCAACCTGGGACATCTCTCAAAAAAGAGGAAGTAGAAGAGGATCAGGAAGTAGTTGCAGAAGAGGAAGTTTCTACTGAGGAAGTAGTTGCTGAATCTGAAGTAACTGAAGAGGAAGTTGTAGAGGAAGTTGATGAAACTCCATCTAAACTTCGTCAGAAGATGAAAGAAGCAATTGATTCTCCCGAAACCGAAGAGGTAGTTGCAGAATCTGAGACAACAGAAGAAGAAGTTGTTGAAGAAGTTAGCGTCGATGATGACGTTGCTGCACTTCTTGAAGGAGAGGAACTTTCCGAAGAATTCCAAACAAAAGCAAAAACAATCTTTGAAGCAGCAATCAACTCTAAGGTTGCTAAGATTGAAGAGCAATTGGAAGCAGATCATGTTAAAGCTCTGACTGAAGAAGTCACAGAGTTTAAGAATGAACTCACAGAGAGAGTTGATTCTTATCTTGAGTACGTAGCCAGTGAGTGGTTACAAGAAAACAAACTTGCCGTAGATCAAGGACTTAAAGGAGAATTATCCGAGTCATTCCTTGGTGGCATGAAGAGTCTTTTTGAAGAACATTATGTATCAATCCCTGAAGACAAATATGATGTCCTTGAGAGCATGGTAAATAAACTTGATGAAATGGAGTCAAAACTCAACGAGCAAATCGAATCTAACGTTGCTCTAAATAAGAGATTAGCAGAATCTACATCAGATGGAATCTTAAGTGAGGTATCTGAGGGACTGGCAGTTACTCAGAAAGAAAAGCTTGCATCTCTAGCTGAAAGTGTTGAGTTTGAAAGTGAAGCCGATTACCGTGAGAAACTAATTACTTTGAGAAATTCTTATTTCCCAACAAAGCAAGTAGTTAGTACTCAAAGTGATAGCTCTGATCTAATTACTGAAGAAAATGCTCCAGAAGTTCAGGCAACTGGACATATGGCGAATTATCTAAGTACTCTTCAGAGAGTCGCTAAAAAGTAATTCATACATTATCTCAAAAACCCAATACTTTAAATTAAAGAGGTAAAAATCAAATGCAAATGTTCAACGCTGAACAACTGCAGGAGAAGTGGGCCCCATTACTAGATGCAGAAAGTGCAGAACCAATTAAGGATCAGCACCGCAGAATGGTTACCGCAGTTCTCCTGGAGAACCAAGAAAAATTTTTAAATGAGGAAAGAAACTTCCTTACAGAAGCACCTACTAACTTAGGTAACGCAGCTGGTGCATCTGGTGGTTTCGGTGGTGGTGCTACAGCTGGTGGTCCAGTTGCAGGTTTCGACCCCGTACTTATTAGTCTTATCCGTCGTTCAATGCCTAACTTGGTCGCTTATGACCTAGCAGGTGTTCAACCAATGAACGGACCTACAGGACTTATCTTCGCAATGAGATCTCGTTACGAGAATCAAAGCGGAACAGAGACATTCTTCAATGAAGTCGATACTTCATTCTCTGGTCAGGACGATGGTAACAACCTTACTCAAGGTGATTACACTGGTGGTTCTGATGACGGTGGAGCAGTTGGTTTCGGTACTACTTCAAGTACTGCACAAGGATCCAACCCTGGTGCTCTAAACCCAAGTTCTAATGCTACTCAGGCAGCATATGCTGTTGGTCAGGGTATGCAGACTGGTGACTCTGAAGCACTTGGAGACGGTGCTGGTAATCACTTCAACCAGATGGCATTCTCCATCGAGAAGGTTACCGTTACTGCTAAGTCTCGTGCGTTAAAAGCAGAGTACAGTTTGGAACTGGCTCAAGACCTTAAGGCAATTCATGGTTTGAATGCTGAAGCGGAATTGGCAAACATTCTCTCAACAGAGATCCTTGCTGAAATTAACCGTGAAGTTATTCGTACCATCTATAAGGTTGCTAGAACTGGTGCTATTGCTAATACAGCAACAGACGGTGCGTTCGACTTAGACGTTGACAGTAATGGTCGTTGGTCTGTTGAGAAATTCAAGGGACTACTCTTCCAGATCGAAAGAGATGCCAACGCAATCGCACAGGAAACTCGTAGAGGAAAGGGTAACATGATCCTTTGTTCTGCTGACGTTGCTTCTGCATTAACAATGGCTGGTGTTCTTGATTACACACCTGCTCTTAATGCTAACCTTAACGTTGATGACACAGGCAATACATTTGCTGGTGTTCTACAAGGTAAGTACAGAGTATACATCGACCCATATTCTGCAAACGTACAAGACAATCAGTACTACGTTGTTGGATACAAAGGTTCTTCTCCTTATGATGCTGGTCTGTTCTATTGCCCATACGTTCCTCTACAGATGGTTCGTGCAGTTGGCGAGAACACCTTCCAGCCAAAAATTGGATTTAAGACTCGCTACGGCATCGTCGCAAACCCATTCGCTGAAGGAACCACTCAGGCACTCGGTGCTATCAAGGCGAACGCTAACCGTTACTACAGACGTGTTAAAGTTCTTAACCTCATGTAAGAAGAAAGGATATATTTCCTTTATTTCCAAAGAGACCCTTTATGGGTCTCTTTTTTTGTCTAAATATATCAGGAGACCTGCGTTCTATAATGAAAACTTTTAATCAATTCATTAGTGAATCTAAAACATGTCCAAGTGGAAAATATTATTGTCATGATAAGAAAAAATGTATGCCAATTCCTCGTGGATATTACGTAGGAAGAGGAGGTTATTTGGAGAAAGATGATGATTCTGAAAAAAATGGTTCTAATGGCAATGGGAATAGCAATGGTGGCAGTGGGAACGGAAATGGTGGTCACGGCAACGGTGGAAATGGTAACGGAGGTGGTGGAGAATGATAAATGAAGAAGGTTTAACTGATGATCAATTTAAAGCATTCATCAAACAAAAAGGTCTTAAATATCCTGAGTTTAAAAAGAAGGCAGATGCTGCTAAGAAGAAGCAAGTAGAGGAAGGAGGGAAGTAAAATGGCAGGACCACATATTTGGGCAGCAAAAAAATGGAGTCAATACAGAAAAGATGTAGAATCTGCTAAGGCTAACAAGAGAAAAGAAAAGAATGTTGCTTCCAGAAGTGATGCTGAGAAAAAAATTATACAATGGAGAAAAGATAGAGATAAAGAAGAAAGAAGAAAGTATGTAAGTGATTTTGATCCTCTTGATGAGCAAGCACCACCTCGTCAACGTAAATCTATTGTTGGTGCTGATGGTAAAGTAAGACAATTTGAACCTCCTATTGATTTAAGGACTACTAAAGAAAAAGAGCAAGCCTTACAAAATAAAGTGATTGCCAAATATGGGAGGCAAAAATAATGCCACAAAATTGGAAAGTAACACAATGATAGAATAGATACTTTTTATCCCCTTTAGGATTTAAGTTTGCTATTAGTAAAGTACCCAAAGCAGATTTTCTTTCAAACTCTGCAATGATTCCTGGTATCAATTTAGGATTTGCATTGCAACCAACTTATTTGAAAGACATACCAGTTCCTGGTGATAAGATGTCTTATGAAGATTTTACTTTAAGATTTTTAATAGATGAAAACTTAGAAAACTATCTTGAAGTTCACAAGTGGATGAGAGGACTAGGTTATCCTGCAGACATTGCAGAATTTGCAAATTTAAAAAGGGAAGATCAGTACATTCAGGATGAGAGTGGTAGATCTCCATATAATGAATATTCTGATGCAACTTTATTGATCTATAATAGTTCTTTTAATGTAATAGCAAAAGTCAATTTTAAGGATGTTTTTCCTGTAGGATTATCTGCAGTTAACTTTGATGCAACAAAAGAGGATATTGAATATGCTACGGCCACAGCTACTTTTAAGTATTCTATATATGATATAGAGGTGATGACATGATTTTATGGATCTTGATGAAGTTCAGTTGTTATGGGATGAGGATTCGCAGTTAGACGTAGACAATCTACATACTGAGTCTACTAACATTCCTGCATTACACGCAAAATATTATCGAATATTAAATAAAATTATTCTTCTCAAGAAAATGGAGGAGAATAAATTTAAGGTACTTAAAAAAGAAAAATGGCAATATTATACTGGGAAAGCAGATCCCCAAGTTTATATTGAGAAACCTTTTGATCATAAGGTCTTAAGGCAAGATGTCGATAAATATATGGACGCAGATGAAGACTTAATTAAATTAAACTCTAAGATAGATTATTATCAAGTAATGCTTAGTTATTTGGATAGTATTCTTAAGACTATTAACAATCGTACTTTTCAAATTAAAAATGCGGTTGAATGGCAAAAATTCATTAGGGGATACAGTGACTGATATTACCATACGTAAAAAGAATGAAGTATATGTGACTGTGAAAGCAGAACCACATATCAATCAGGAATTGTCAGATCTTTTTACATTTGATGTACCTGGTGCAAAGTTCATGCCACAATACCGTAGTAAGTATTGGGATGGTAAGATTCGTTTATTCTCTCCTGCTACTGGAGAAATATATGGTGGTCTTGTAGATAA